AGGGCCACGCCACTGGGAGCCGTGACCTGAACGTGGAGGGCAACGCCGCTGCCTACTTCAAGACCAGCGGTTGAGGCGCTTCGTGCTCATGACCAGGGGCTGCAGTCCTACGGGGTTGTGGCCCCCTCCCCCCTAACCCTTAGTATATAAAACCGCTGACTCCCCTAATCTATAAAAGTATGCGTCCACGAGAGCCATATAAAACTCAACACTTTTCCGTGGCCCTCAAAAAAATTTCCGTGGGCCACAAAGTCGCCCAGGGTTCGCATATAACTACTCCGTGAGCCTCAAAGGTGTTATGAGAGACTTAGTGTTTCACGTCTATAAGGACAACCAAGTAAAAGCGCACAATCTTTCAGTGGACGAACTGGAAGAACTCATTATCTCCAAGAAAGTGAACATTGGAGAGGATGAGATTCAACCGTTAGAACTTGAAAGGGATCAAGAAGCGTCTTATTAATTAATGAAAAATTATGCAAGATTATAATGGTTTTTCCCAACTCGGATTTCATATAGATGATCCGTGGGTCATTTATGATACCAAACTGCCCAAAACGTTTTGTGATGAAATCAGCGAGCACTACTACAGCATCTCGGCAAAGAAGGGGAAAACCCTAGGGGGTGTTGACAGGAAAGTTCGTGATGTTGACTGTAGATGGTCAACACCAAATGACTGGGTAAGTTCTTTTATTTGGAACTATGTGAATACTGTAAACCAGGAAAGGTTTCGGTATGATCTTTGTGGCATGTACTATACTGAGTGTCATCATCTCGAATATCATCCAGGCCATTTCTATAATTGGCATGAAGACACTGATCATCCAGTGATCGTCATGGATACACCAAAGGTCAATTCATTTAGTGCAGCAGGACTTACAGAGTACACTCGAAAGTTATCATTCATCCTTCAACTCTCTGAGGAGTCTGATTATGATGGTGGTGATGTGCAGTTACTTGCATCAAATAACACTTACATGTTTACTCTTCCAAAAGATAGAGGGACGTTATGTGTCTTTGATTCACGTACAAGACACCGAGTTAAGGCTGTAAAAAGTGGTATTCGTAACGTCTTGGTTGGATGGGCCGTTGGACCTAGATGGAGATAAATCTGGGTTGACAAACGGCCTATATACGTTGTATGATTTCATTAAACTCACTGAAATTTCATGGCAAAAGGATTTAAAGTACAGGCAGCGGCTCCCACAGCCCCTGCAGATGATTTTGATATTGAAAAGGTAAGAGCAGATCTGCAAGGGAAGAAAATCGTTTTCTGTCTTCCTGGTCGTGGATGTTCTTATACGTTTCTAAAGAACTTCGTGCAACTCTGTTTTGATCTGGTCCAGTGTGGAGCGGCCATTCAGATCTCACAAGACTACAGTTCCATGGTGAACTTTGCACGTTGTAAGGTTCTTGGTGCTAACGTTCTCAGAGGAAAGAATCAGATTCCCTGGGATGGTAAACTCGAATATGATTATCAGTTGTGGATTGATAATGATATCGTCTTCAATACTGAGAGTTTTATGAGACTCTATCAGTTGGGGATGGAAAAAGAAATCGCAGCTGGTTGGTACGCTACTGAAGACGGCATGACCACTTCCGTCGCTCACTGGCTCGAAGAAGAAGACTTTGTGAAGAACCGTGGTGTTATGAACCACGAAACCGTTGAGACGATCTCTAAGCGTCGTAAACCATTCACCGTGGACTACACTGGTTTCGGTTGGGTTCTGATCAAGAAAGGTGTCTTTGAGAACCTTGAGTACCCCTGGTTCGCTCCTCAAATGCAGGTCTTCGAGTCAGGTGATGTACAGGACATGTGTGGTGAAGACGTGTCGTTCTGTCTCGATGCCAAAAAGAATGGCTTAGAGATCTGGTGTGACCCTCGGATTCGTGTCGGACATGAAAAGACAAGGGTTATTTGAGGTTTATGTCAGCGGCGAACTCGTTTACTCGACAAATGATGAGATCGCCGCTCTTGACAAAATTCAGGACCTTGCGTTAGATTATCACGAGACAGGAGTTCCTGATCCATCCACTATTGAATTCGTAAGACATGGCGAAACTGAAAGCCTCCCTAACAGGGAAAACAATTATTGAGTCAAAACCGAAAAAAACTCGACAGGGCTGCGGTCAACACACCAAGTATGCCGCATCCTCTCGGAATAAAGCACGCAAACGTTATCGAGGACAAGGAAAATGAGTTACAACATTACACTGATCACTGAAGATGGTGAAGTGCAAATCACATGTGATGAAGACACTTCAATTCTAGATGCTGCTGAAGAACAGGGTGTTGACATGAACTATTCATGTCGTGCAGGCGCCTGTTCCTCCTGTGCAGGTAAACTGGTAGAAGGTACGGTTGATCAAGAAGATCAATCATTCCTTGATGATGACCAAATTGACGCTGGTTTCATTCTGACATGTGTGGCCAAACCCACTTCAGATTGTGTGGTTGAGACTGGTAAAGAAGACGAACTGTATTAATAATCATGACGGGGGGTTCACAAGACCCCCTTTTTTGTGTTTAAATAGTGGAAAGGGATAGAAACCCCTCAAAAAGTTCTGTTTTTCCCTATAAAGACAGAAAAATGGCTCAAAATCCAGTAGATCTAGGTAAAGATTTTATTGAAAGTGGAATGAGATTGATTACTCAGAGGTCATCAGACGAACTTTTGAAGAAGGCTCATGACCAAAAGTATGAAATTCCCGAAGATAGGATGTCAAGACCATGTGGAGGCCCTGGTGGTTTTGATGATTTTGTCGAACGTTGGCATGAGTAGTATAAATATATGAGACCAAAGTGTATCGTTAGATGCCTGCTATTGGACAATCACGATATTTTAAGGATATTTCCTTAAGTTTTAAGAGACATCCTGTAACGAATGACCTTATTTCGTTAACAAACGAAGCAGCCATCAAAAAATCAGTAAGAAATATCGTTCAAACCATCAATGGTGAACGACCATTTAACTCACTGATTGGTTCTGAGATTAGAAATTCGTTGTTTGAACCAGCAGATCGTGAAATTTTACTGCGTTTAGAACAAGAAATTGAGACCGCAATCAAAAACTTCGAAAAAAGAGTCAGATTGAGGTCTGTTAACGCTAGAAATCCAGTAGATTCTAACGAAATTGAAGTTATAATCAATTACGATATTATTGGTGAAGTCTTCCCTCCACAAGAAGTTTCATTTATTCTTCAACCAACTAGACAATAATGGCTTTCACACAGTATACAACTCTAGATTTTGAAGAAATTAAGGCTTCATTGCGTGATTATTTGAGATCTAACTCAAATTTTACTGATTTTGACTTTGAAGGATCGAACATGTCGATCCTTCTTGATGTACTTGCGTATAATACTTACATCAATGCGTACAACACCAACATGGTGGCTAACGAATCATTCATTGATTCTGCCACTTTGAGAGAAAATGTTGTTGCTTTAGCTAGAAATGTTGGATATGTACCCAGATCTCGTAGATCTGCAACTGCCCAGATAAGTTTTAGTGTTAATCTTGGTACAGGCCAAACAAAATCCACCCTGACACTGAAAGCTGGTATTGTTGCAATCGGTGATTATGCAAATACTAACTATACTTTCTGTATTCCAGAAGATATTACGAATCCAGTTGTTAATGGTATTTGTAATTTTACTGTAAATATTAAAGAAGGAACGTTTTTAACCAAAGAATTTATTGTAGACGCATCACAAACAAATCAGAGATTTGTAATTCCAAATTCTTTCGTTGATACAACAACAATTAAGACAAGAGTAAAAGATACTAGACAATCTACAACAAGTAGAGTTTGGAATTTGGTTGATAGTATTATTGGCCTTAATTCAGACTCTGAAATTTATCTTCTTCAAGAAGTAGAAGATGAGAGATATGAGATTATATTTGGTGATGGTAGATTTGGTAAGAAATTATCAAACAATAATGTAATATCCGTTTCATACATTACGACAAATGGAGTAAATGGTAATGGTGTTACCAACTTCTCGTTTGCGGGTACGCTAATTGATAATGATGGAGTCTCAGTTACGAGTGGAATATCTGCA